TGCATTAATATTTAGTCTCGCTGGTTTTTGTAATTCCATAGTAAATGCACTTGGGATCATTTGCATGCCATTTTGCCCTGGGGCTATTGATACAGGTTGTTCAATGACGTAATGAGTGTCTTTAACATCTAACACCTTTGTTACCATTTCTTCGCCTGAGTTTAATTTGAATGTGTATATCGTATCTTTTGAAATTTCCATTATTATCCTAGTTTAGTGGTTAATTCGTCTTCTGTTAACTTAATTAGCCCTTGATACCCACCTTCTACGAATAATTCTGTCTCTGTAAAGATTTGAGGCACCGACCTAAATCCCTGTGCTAATAAAAAGTCACGTGCTTCAGCGTTTTCATCAATCTTAACTACACGATGTTCTATACCTTTACGTTCTAAAAATGCCTTTGCTTGATCGCAGAAAGGACAATTTGTTTTTGAATACACGGTTAACATTATAAACTAAATCCTTTAAATGTATCTTCAGATACATCTTGTTTAACTGCACCAATTGTGTATGATGATATTTCTGTTTCTTGTGGTGCTACTTGTACAGTCCCGCCTGCTATCCATTTTTGTGTCCACGGAAGAGGATTACTACCACCTTTATAAATCTGAGGAAGACCTATTGAAGACATACGCTTGTTAGCAATCCACTCAACATAGTCTCTTAATAGCTGTTCGTTAAGTCCAATCATTGAACCATCTTTAAACAAGTATCTTGCCCATGCTTCTTCTTGCTCAACTGCTGTTCTAAATATTTCAACTACTTCTGCTTCGCATTCTTTTTTAATTTTAATATAATCTTTGTCGTCTTGTGGTAGCATTTTTAACAGATGCTGAGTTGATGCTAGGTGTACGTTTTCATCACGTGCAATTAGTTTAATAATTTTAGCATTGCCTTCCATTTTTTTAAGTTCAGCAAATGCCCATGAACAAGCAAACGACACATAGAAACGTATTCCTTCAAGAGCGTTAACTGAGTTAATACACAACCACAGTTTCTTTTTAAGTTCGTAACGATCAACAATTATCTTCTTACCGTTTACTGTATGTTCACCTTCACCTAATAGTTTATACCATGACCCGTGTTCTATTAGGTCGTCATAATATTTGGTAACTTCAGTTCCACAATTAACAATCTCTTCAATGTCCATCATCTCGTCGAATACTTTCGATGGGTCCGAAAACACGTTACGAATAATATGTGTGTAGCTACGAGAATGAATAGTTTCGTTAAATGCCCAAGTCTCAATCCATCCTTCAATCTCTGGTAAACTAACAAGAGGTAATAAAGCTAAGTTAGGTGAGCGGCCTTGGACTGAATCTAATAGTATTTGTCGTTTTAGATTACTTGTAAAGATGTGCTGTTCATTTGGAGTTAGATCTTTAAAGTCTTTTGAGTCACGCATGACATCAACTTCTTCAGGGCGCCAAAAAAAACCTAACTGTGTGTCAGTTAGTTTATCAAATTGTTTATACTTTAGGGTGTCGTATCTCTGTATGCCTGGGCCACCTTGTTTGTCAAGAAACGCTAGGCTTTTAAGATGGTTATTCTTGATGTTTAAAACGCTCATAGTAGATTTTATCTTTTTTATTATTATTTAAATTGTACAACTGTCGCAGTCGTCATCGTCTGCAAGTTCACTACTTTGATTAGATTCAACACTGTCTTGAATATCTCTGTCAATGTCAATCTCACCCTGTCCATCATATGTATTATTGTAGTATAACTGTTTTCCACCATATTTATAAAACATAATAACATGTTGTAATAGCTCACTCATTGGAATCTTGTCATCCTCATAATGCTCTGGGTTATAAGAAGTATTTACCGAGATACCTTGATCAATATACTTCTGGAGAACTGCCATTATTTTTAGATAGCCTAGTGGACTCTTCTGATCCCACAACAGCTCATACTTGTTCTTTAATCTTCTAAATTCAGGTACTACTTGTGTTAATGCGCCGTGTTTGCTTTGTTTAATACTAATGTAGCTACGTGGAGGTTCCACACCGTTTGTTGAGTTACTAATTTGTGCAGATGTTTCTGCTGGCATTAGTGCCATTAGGGTTGAGTTTCGTATACCTGTTTTCTTAAGTTGCTCACGTAACCCTTTCCAATCCACCTGATCTTTATGTGGCACTAGCTCATCAACATCTCGTTTATAAGTATCAACTGGCAGTATACCATGATGATACTTAGTTTCGTTTGATTTAGGACACGCACCATATTCTTCTGCTAGATCTGCTGACGCTTTAATCAAGTAGTATGACCAGTGCTGTGCCCAACGATCTAATTCTGGTAAACAGCTAGGGTTAGTATATGTAAAGTCATTCTTGGCTAACCAATAAGCAAGATTAATAATACCAACACCAAGGGGGCGTCTATTCTCTGTACTCATTCTTGCCGCTATCACAGGATAGTTCTGATAGGTTAAAAGGGCGTCTAATCCTCGCACAGCAAGCCCGCACGCCTTTTCCATCTCTTCGGGTGATCTGAATGCACCCCAATTAATAGCACTTAGTGTACACAACGCTATCTCGCCATTTGGATCATTTAGATCATTTAATGGTTTAGTAGGTAAATCAATCTCACAACACAAGTTACTTTGTTTAATTGGTGCTACTTTTGGATCAAACGACCCGTGTGTGTTAGCATGATCAACATTCTGTAGATATATTCTACCTGTATCTTTACGCTCTTGTATAAATGCACTAAACAGATCAACTGCTTTTAATGTTTTCTTACGAATTTTTGTATTACGTTCTGCTGTTTCGTATAGCTCTTTAAATCTGTCTTGGTCTTGAAAGAACGCATCATACATGCCAGGGACATCATGCGGTGAGAATAAAGTTATATCTCCACCACTTAATAATCTCTCGTACATTAATTTGTTAAACTGTACACCATAATCCATGTGCCTGACACGATTGTCTTCAGTGCCTTTATTATTTTTAAGTACTAGCAAGTCTTCAGCTTCTAGGTGCCATATTGGATAGTACACTGTTGCCGCACCATTTCTTACGCCACCTTGTGAGCATGATCGTGTTGCCGCTTGGAATAGTTTAAAGAATGGAATAACACCTGTATGGTAAGCATCACCTTTTCTAATAGGACTTTTAATAGCACGGATGCGACCAGCGTTGATTCCAATACCTGCTTTTTGCGATACGTATCTAACAATACTTGAGGCTGTAGCGTTAATTGAATCTAAGCTGTCATCTGTTTCAATTAGTACACATGAACTAAACTGTCGTTGACTAGTTCTTACACCTGCCATTACAGGAGTAGGTAAACTTATCTGATGAGTTGATATTGCGTCATAATAATCTTTAACGTATTGCAGTCTAGTACTCTTGCCATAGCTTGAGAATAATGTAGCCGCAATCAACATATATGTCATTTGTGGGCTTTCGTATATCTCATTTGTAACTCTATTTTGTACTAGGTATTTGCCGCGAAACTGTTCCATGGCTACATAAGTCAATGACTCGTCACGATTATGTTTAATGTATGAATTAATTTGCTCCCAATCATCTTCAGTATAATCTTCTAAGAGATGAGGATCATATAAACCAAGTTCGATATTTTGTTTGATTAGTTTAGTAACGTGCCACGGTTCAAAACTACCATACACATCTTTACGTATATGATAACTGATTAATCTACCAGCTACATGTTGATAGTTCGGGGTGTCTTCTGTAATTAAATCAGCGGCAGATTTAATTACTGTTTCTTGAATGTCTGATGTTTTGATACCGTTATAAAATTGTAAGTGACTTTTAATTTCAACTTCACTAGCCGACACGCCTGTAATGCCCTCACAGGACCATAATACAACCTTGTGTAGTTTTTCAATGTTTAACGGTTCTTTACTACCATCTCTTTTAGTAACTATAATCTCTGCCATCTCTATCCTATTTTTTTTAATAGTTGATCTTGTTCAACTGTATTTAATATTGTAAAATCTGTTTGTTCGCTATTTACTGCTAACCACGGGTCATAATTAAGTATATATTTCCGATCATCGACCAGGACTATATAAAAGTCACCTGCTGTACTGTCCTTTGCTTGGGCTAACTCGACGGTGGTATTTATACTGTCTAGCATTAATGTAGTATATGACATTCCTAATGCAATAGCAAGCTCATCATAGGAATTATCTGCCAAAAGTTCCCAAGGAGATGGCCAGTTTTCTTGGTCATGCCAGTGTACTACGTTTCTTACTCGAGGAGCATGTCCCCACCATCCAGCTATTTGGTTAAGTTGTTCTGCTATTGGTTTGTTTTTGCAATCTTCTCTGAGTTGGACCCAGGATTGGAGACGTTCTTCATAGCCCACGGGCCACATACTAGCCTAACTGAGTTAAGCTGTAAGTTATAGTAGCGTTAGCACCTGTACTGGTTGTTACATATTGTAAAGCATATGTTGTGCCTGAGGTATTTGCTACTGATAGTGTAACACCAGTTGAAGCATCTTCAACATACTCATCATCAACAAGAGGAGTACTAGTATTACGTACTTTCATTGAACCGTGTCTTATATTTGTGCCTCTCGTAATGGTATAGTCCATTGACCAAGCTGTTATGTTTGATGTATCCACTGTAAATACTGATGCGGCAACTGCTGTGTTATCTGTGAGTGTAGCAGTTTTACCACTTTCACGAACAAAACTACCTAACTGGATTTGTTTGGTATTATCTAATGCAATCGAAGTAGTTGTTCCTACATCAATTCTTGCATATGTTAAACTGTCTGCATCGCTACGTTCAAACATGTCACCAATTGATATGTTATTGTCAGTATTGAAATCAATTACTGGAACTTGCGGACTTGCACCAAATTGTTTACCGCAGTCGTCTAAGAAAATATTATGAGCAGTAGCACAAGTGCTAACTAGATCATACACAATTGCTGAACCATAAATTTGATTAAAGAAGTTGTGTACTGTTCTAAAGCCTTTAGGGCCGCCGTCTACTAGTGCATCACCTAACACAATACCATTGTATAATGTTTCAAATTTTGAATTACTTACTGACCAACCCTGGCAACGTTCATTAATTTTAAATGCGTATGTCATATTAGTAAATGCACATTTATCAAATGTCACAGAACGCGGAATGTTTGCACTTGTTCCGTTAGTTCTAACACAGCTAGCATCATCTGTAGCTACATTTAAATCAGAACTTGTTAGAGGCCCCTTAAAGCCAACTGAATCAAAATACATTTGATCAATTGATTCCACTAGGAATATATCTGTAATTTCCATTGCTTCTAAGGTTATTGCAGAAATTTCAACATTCCTGGGTGTTACTGCTGAGTTAGTACCAATGTTGATACCTGTTTGTTGTAAGCTGTCTGTTGTTCTAGCAAGATAGCTTGGAATAGTTGATGACGGATCAACATCTAGTTTGATCACTGTTGAGTTCATACCTTCGCCCCATATTTTAGCGTAAGGCGGAATTAATAATGTGTCATTGATTATGTAATTACCAGCTGGAAAATATAAACTTCTACGTACTTCTGCATTTAGTTCACGACAAAACAGTTCATACAATGCTCTGTTGATTGCGGCTGTGTCATTTGCAACACCGTCACCCACTGCACCAAAGTCCTTAACTGATACAAAATCATCTAACTTACCTTGTAGTGTACGTGTTACCGGAGTGCTTGTTAACTCTCCTGTTTTAACTGTGTATCCAGCTGACTCACCTTTAAATGTATATGTGTCTGCTAGTGTAACAATATCTGAAAAGGCAGTTAGTATTTCTGTGTTACCAACTACTGGTGCACCATTTGCTAGTGTGCCGTTCCCAATATATAATTGTCTAGTATCTACACTCCAGCCAAACTCTCCTCCTGCCAATTGAGGTAAGTTTTCTGCTAGACCTTGTCTATGTTGTATGCGTGAAATTTGTACTGTAGCCATCTTTTATATTCCGTTGTTATGTTACTATTTATTCGTATTCAACTCGTTTATTTTCTTTTCAAGTTTACGTATGTTTTTAATTTTTTTATACATGCCATCTAATAGCTTTCTTCGTTGCCATTTTTCTGCCTCTTCTTCAAATGCTACAAGGTTGCACAATCCGGTAAGTACAGGAACCGGCAGTTTAATGTTCCATTCTCCATTTTCTCCCATTTCTAAACTATGATTTGGTTCTATACTAAGGTTGTGCTCACGGTAGTACTTTT